ATTGTATAAGAACCAGCGGTTAATGTAGGAGCTGCATAGATTAAACCACCTGCTCCACCTGCTCCACCCCAGTTAGCACCACCACCGCCACCGCCAGCTATAACAAGCAGCTGAGAGGTTATAGAACCGCCTGTGATAGTTAAAGTTCCAGAAGATGTAAAGACTCGATAGTTATATCCACCAGCAACATAAGAAGTTCCGCCTGTTACCACTATTGCAGGAGTAGTAGGAGCTAGAGCCCCAGCAATTTGATTTGCTATCACTAGCCAATAGCCCCAACGACATACCAAGTGTCTGTTGCTACCTTGATACAGGCAGCGGTCTTGTATTGAGCAAGAGTAGGAGAAGCGGCAACTGCTCCAGCTGATAGTACCGTCGTGGTACCAGAGGTCACAGCAGAAATTGTGACGGCTCCAACACCCTTATTGAGGACAGTTATCACAGAGCCCACAGGAATGGCTGCAGAGGCGTTTGTAGGGATCTTAAAGGCTACTGCGGTTGCCTTGTTCATAGGCACTAGAACCTGATAGGAGTCTGCTAGGACGGCTGTGTAGTCAGCTGTCTGGTCAGCCTTGACCTCGTAGGTCACTAGCCCGTTATAGTCTGCAGCTGTGAAGATGTCTCCGGTTGCTGCTGGAAAGCCTACTGCCATGTCATGCTCCTAGTAACTCATTATTGATTGTCCGATTATACCGTATGTACTGCTTCCTACAATGAAACCTTCAACGATTGGTTCGAGGGTCGTAACGGTGCATTTCATACGGTTTGGGGTGATATCCCACGCTAAGCCCTGCGCTTGCAAAGACTTAACAATAGTAGATCCATCTGGTTGAACATTGGTTATTTTCAATGGTGAGAAGTAATCAAGTCCAAGCATGGTGGCAGTTGGCACGGCTGTATCTAGTAGATCCACAGTCATGGCATCAATACGGATGGATGTCTCTGCTCTAGTTGCCACATAGACCTGAGCGATGTTTAAGACCTGAGCATCTGTCTCGGCTACAAGTGAGTCCTCTACATTGCCGTGAGGGAAGTACTTAGTAATGGAGGCTGTGTTTTGTACAGTCTGCTTTGTGCCACCCACTCGGGTGAAGTCAGCTGTGTTAATAATGAGCTTGTCATCAAAGGCATACACAAGGTTTGAGTATGGGATGCCTGTAGTTTGGTTAAACTCGATAGGAGTAGCGCCTAGAGAACCTACAACCTCATCTCTGGACTTGAATACGGCTGTGCCTTCGCTTGATATGTAGAACGCACCCTGCTCTGTGAACTCTGCGTTCTTAAGAGCGCCTAAGCCAGAGCGAGTAGTTGCTGGATCTGCTTGGCAGGTAGTAGATCCGGCAGCGATAGTTCTCATAGATGTTGGGAAGTTCATCTGGTCAAGTATTTTGCCAATGCGTGTGCCGGTTGTCTGCCCTGCTGTTGCATCGGCTACGGTTACTACAGTTGCCAGTTGGAAAAGACGGAACGCATCAGAGCATTTAATATCTACATAGCCGGTTTCCTGCCCTTGTGGGTAGGTGTAGTTGTAAGCCTCTGTGTAGCCTGAGAATAGGAAGTAGCCCACGCCTCCAACGGTCGCCGATACGCGGATCTTACGAAGCGGTGTGAGATAGCCGTAATAAGGGCTAGAAGGGTTTTGTGGGTTGAAATAAGAGTCTGGGTCTAATACTCGTACCGTACAGCTGCCAGCCTCATAGGTGTCGCGCATGATGTTGCGACCACGCGTAATGGTTATTTGGCGAACATTGGGAGTCAAGTCAATTACTGGAGAAGGGACTTCTGATGAAGCAAAAGTTGATTTGCCGATAACCCCAAACTCAGGGTCGCCAATAGTAAATGGGTAGCCAAAGGTCGCACCTGATGAGAAGTCAAACGATACGGCTATATTGGCTGGTAGAGCCATTAGAAGCTGCCTAGATTTCTATCTACTGCAGACTGCTTACCTGATAGTGAGTTGTCTAGTAGATCGTAACGCAAGGCGCTTGCGAACTGGTCTGTTGTTGAGATGACGATATTGACCGGCATTGGGTCGCGCCCAGTCTCGCCGTAGTATGTGCCAGCGTAAGGATTGGTTGGTACTTCATACCCTGCACCGCCACCCATAGAGAAGCCAGCATTAGGGATTGCCTGTGTTGCTATCTTCTGCAAAGTTCCCATAATGCCATCTAGGTAATTCTGCCATGCCTCAAACGGGTTCTTGGCTGTAGGTAGGTTGCGAAGCCATGTTGATAGTTCCTGAGTCATGCCTACTGTCTTGGATAGTTCAACAGTTAAGCGAGCTGCCTCAGAGTTATTACCCATGAGTATGGCTGACTGCAGCTTTAGGCGGATTGCTTCTTCCTCTGTAATCTTACCCTTAAGGGCTGCAACGATTTGTATTTGATCCATGTCAAAGACTGCAGAAGCCTTCTTGGAGGCTGTGATTGCTTTAGTTGCAGATAGTTGTTTTTTCTGTAAAGCGATAAGTTCTTTGTTGCGCTTGACTGCAGCTGCTTCTGCCTTCTTCTGTTGAGAGGCTGCAACAGCTGATTGAATAGATGGGATAGCGCCGGTGTACGCCGGTTTCATTGTTACGCCCTTGGCAACTGCAACAGCGCCAGAGATGTCACCGCTAAGCAACTTACCCCATGCGTTAGTGCCTGCACCTAATCGCTCAAAGAGTTTCCCTAAGCCAGTTGATAGAGAGTCAATAAGGCTGATAGAGCGCTGTAGTCCATCGCTTCCACCGCCGTTAAGGTTTGAGATGGCAGTAACTAGACCTCTACCGATTTCATCTTTAGCTTCTGCAGCTGCAACCTTTAGACGATCCATCTGCCCTGCGTAAGACTCTAGGTATGCCTGACTGCTGCCAGCAAAGAGGGTGTTAAGTCTGGCTTGAATATCTGCAAAGGATGAGGCTTGCAATTCAGCCTGAGTTAAGCCTAAGTTGTATTTGCGAAGCCCGCGAAGGTTGCCAACATATGCCTGCGCTAAGTCTTGGGAAACGGTAAGTAAATCTACGCCAGTTGCGCGGCTAACCTCGATAGATTGAGCAAGTATTTTCTGAGAGGCGCTGACTGAGCCGGTGACCTGTAATAGTCTCTGCATCGCTGGGCGAAGCTCATCATCGAGAACGCCAGACATGCGAGAGAGCGAGTTGATGTAAGTAAGGATTGAAGGGCTAGCAAACTCTAAGCCTAGATTGCGTACTGTGTTAGTAAGGGCTAAGACTTGCTTCTGCTCTGCTACGAAGCCAGCAACGGCTTCTTTGGAGTAACGAGCTAGACCATTAACACCATAGGCAAGACCTAAAGCCGCTGCTAGCTTCTTAACGCTAGAGCTAAGAGTCTTGGTTGCCTTTTCTGCTTTGCCAAAGGCTTGCGCTCCAGTGAACTCTGATGCAATGTCAATTCTTAAGTCAGTTGTGTTAGCCACGAGTTGCCCTCATATTCAGTTTGCTTGCAGAGTTAAAGATTGCTTTGATGACTGCAGCCTTAGCCTTGCCCTGATCTTGCTCATAAGCGCGATACATGGCGCGACCTGTCATCTTCTGTGTTTGCCCTACCAACTGCCCACCGAGCTTAGGAGTAAAACGACCTTGAACGCCTGACTTGCGACCAGCTGTCTCATAGATAGCGCCAGCGGCAGACTTGTTAAGGATAGAAGCTAAAGCCCTAAAGCCACGACGGTTCGCTCGGCTTGGAGTGGTCTTATAAGTAATGCCACGCTTTACAAGGGTTGAGTCGAAGGCTATGCGCTCCCACTTGCCCTTCTGAGCCCCTAGAAGCCAGCCTGAGGGCACATCAGCATTGGATGGTACAAAGCCTCTAGCCTGACGGACAACGGGCTTTAGAAAGCCTGCTATCTCCTTCTGTGTCTCTTTGGCTAACTCTGGAGCAAACTTACGCAAAGACTTCCTAAGAGCGACGGCGCCTTGCAGTTCGGTAGGCATCTTCTTGCTCCTTCGCTTTGTCTTTCATCGCTTGCAGTAAAGCCCTAAACATCCGAGCATCTAGGTCTAATAAAGTTTGAGGCGAAAGTCCAGTCTCTAGGCTCAGACGAGCCACGAGCATGGTGATGGACTCTCGCTCTAGCCTAAAGGGTCAGACTCTAGAACCTCAACAGCTTTAAGCGTTGAGATAAAGTCCTCACCAAACGGCTTTACCGTTTCACCACTACGGCGGATTGCTTCCCAGCATAACCAATAAACATCAGATTGCTTCTGATCCTCAATGAGTGCTTTGTGGAAACCTTTGTTCTTAGCTTGCTCAAAGGCGTACTCGA